AACGCACAGCATGGGGGCTCTCACTCATGAGCGATATCCACGCCGGTGCGTTGGTTGATCCGACCGCGAGTGTTTGCTTCAATAAATACGATCCCGACATTTGCCGAAAGAGCCTTGACCGGTACTTCGAGTCAGTACCCTGGTTGATCAAAGACGAGCCGTCATTCGACATCGTGGGCCATTGCCTCTGGCTCGGCGGCGACCTGATAGACGGTCAGCTGCACGACGATCAAACAGAGACATCCGAGGCGCCGTTGGTTACAATCGACTGGCTCGAGCCTTTCCTCACGGGGCGGCTGGAGTTTTTGGCATCCGAGCTGGGCCCCGATCGAGAGTTGCGCATCGTGTGCAGTTACGGAAATCACGGTAGAGACACCGTCAAGCCGAGAAACGAGACGGGAGCAGAGCACAGTCACGAATGGGCGCTGTACCAACGACTAGCGCGGCACTTCTCCGACCACAAGACGATTCGCGTACACTCCGACAAAGCGAGAGACCAGTACACCAAGCTGTTCGATTTCACAATCCACGGCACCCACGGTGATACTGTACGATCCAACGGCGGCATTGGCGGCATCACCATTCCTCTGCGCAAATCCTATGCAACATGGCAGCAAATCCGCCCGAGTTACTTGCACTTGACCGGGCACTTCCATACGCAACTTGACCTTGGAGACGGACTGTCGAACGGCTCTGGCGTGGGGTACTCCGCTTTCGCTAGGAAAATCAACGCTCGCCCCGAAGCCCCGCAGCAGATTTTTTGCCTGATCGATAGCAAGCGCGGCAAGACCAAAGTGAGTCCAATTTGGATGCGCGATCTGGACGATCAAGAGCGCCAAGCCCTTGCAGCGCGCGCACAGGCATGGGATGAGGCAATTGCATGATGCCTCAGCCCAAAACCAGCCGGCTGCCCCCTCACACGCGGTGCTGCGGGTGATCGCTTGCTTTGCTGCAGGTCTTGTGCTCGCGTTACTAAGCGCGTGGTGGGTCGTAGCGTGTCAATCTCGGCAACCACTGCGAGCGGCTTTGGCCGAAGGCCTTTGGGCTTTGGCGGTTGTTGCCGGCGTTGGCAGGTCGCTGCACGACCGCGGAGCTGCTTGTTACTTTGCAGCCGGCGCGGCGGTCGGAACGTGGATTGTGATACGTTTCTCAGCCCGGCCGCAAAAGTAGCTTGCCTGGTAGATGGGCGCGGTGCATGGTAAACAATGTCCAGCAAACCACACGATCTGCAGCAATACCTATCCGAAGTAGCTGCGCGGCTCGAACGCTTCCCTGCGAGCAGGGTAACGATAGGCTGGGTTGCCCCGAAAGCTATTGCCAGAGGTTGCTACAACAGTTGGGCAATGTTGGCTTGGCCAACCGAAAATCATGATTATGTGATTGCCATTTCGATCGAACTGCTACACGCGCCAAAGTATGTGCTGCGCTCGCTCGTGCTGCATGAGTGTCTGCACATTGTGCTGCCGCCACGCGGAAAATGTCAGCACCATTATGCGTTCCGACAGGCGGAGCGCTCGAATCAGGATTTTAAGCGCGCTTGGCGCTGGCTACAAGCAGCAGCAGCCGCACCCACCCAGTAATTGTGCTACCTGGGTGCGCGGCAACCGCGCGTTCCAGACACGCGCGCACAGGAACCCGCAAAGACACGCACACGCGGTGTGGCAATGGGCCCTGCACCTCTCGCCATGGAGGCAGCCCCCGCGCACATGCCAGGGCGACTGCCAAAGCAGCGCGAGTCGGCGCTGGTGCCGGCAGATGCACGACCAGCCGCCGCGGGCACTTTGTTGATCCGGGTGGAACCGCTATACAAGCGACGTCCTGTATGACGATTCCAGTAGCCGCCGCTCCGAGTAAGAATTTGTATCGGCCCCCTCTGGTACCTGGTGCTAACGGCAGCTGCCTAGTTGCCGACAGCGGCACTAATGACACGAAAGCAAGCCGCCAACCCTGCTTGCACAAGGCCTCTCCGACCAATGCCAGCCAACCCGGCAGGGTTGTTTCTACGTCGGAACAAGGTATTGTTACCGACATTGAAGCCGCTCCCACTGCGCAGCGGTCAGCTGGACTCCCCAAGCAACGTATCTGAGATTCAGGCCCTTTTTAATTCCAGTACAGTCAGTGCACTTGGTGCAGTAGGTGCAGAAGGTGCAGAAGGTGCAGCTGGTGCAGTCATCGCAGGCAGTGCACTTGGTGCAGTAGTTGCAGCTGGTGCACCTGGTGCAGTCAGTGCCGTCGTGGCAGCCGGTGCAGAAGGTGCAGCTGGTGCAGCTGGTACAGCTGGTGCAGTCATCGCAGGCAGTGCACCTGGTGCACCTGGTGCACCTGGTGCAGCCTGTGCAGCCTGTGCAGCCTGTGCAGCGGGTGCCGTTGGCGCAGTCAAAAGGTGGAAGTAGTGCACGCTGCTCGGAAGATAGAGATAGTAATTCTTCTGGTGTCATTTCTAAAGTGTCCTTTCTACGCGGTCTTGACGCATCTGAGTGATACGCCGTCCTGACTCGTCTGTTAGATACAATACGGCTCCTCGATCCAAAGCGGCTACGGCCGCATCGCAGCGGCGAGAAAAGTCGGAACCGTCCAAGATGAGGCATTTTCCCCGCTGATCACGCGTCAAGAGCGTTCCCGCCGCCCATGCGATAAACAGCCGGCGGTTTAATTCGTATTTAGGCATAATTCCTTGATGTCCAAAACGTGTTGATAAAAGTGTCAGTGGCTAGCTCGAGCCAGCCGGACACGCAAGCCGCTCCCACTGCGCAGCGGTCAGCTGAACTCCCCAAGCAACGTACTGCAGATTTTTTCCGTTCCGGATCCCGATGCACTCGGTGCAGTTGATGCACCTGGTGCAGTCGGTGCAGCCGTTGCAGAAGTCGCAGTCTGTGGAATAGTCGCAGTCGGTGCAAAAGTCGCAGTCGGTGCAGTCGGCGCAGTCGGTGCAGCCGTTGCAGCCGGGGCATAAGTCGCAACCGGTGCAGTCGGCGCAGAAGTCGCATTCGGAAATGGGAAGCTCTGCGCGTTGCTCGTAAGATAGAGATAGTAATTCTTCTGGTGTCATGTGGTTCCTTTCTACGCGGGCCGGTTCTAACAACTCAACCCCGGCCACTTGCGTGGTGCGAGGTTGGGGGTCGCCAGATTTCACGGCGCCTGTAGCTGCTGGCGATGAATCGAAGCTCTCAATTAGGAAAAATAACCGCGACAGTCGGGATGCTAGAATAGTTCCCTGGAGTTCACCCTGTTTCACGCGCTTCCACGCATCGCGCGCGTTAGTGCGCAAAGTCGAATTCTGCGCAAGCTTTTCGGCTTCGGCCTCAAGTGTATCGCGGAAAACGTCTACGACTAGTTGTAGTGGGGTCATAGGGAACCTTGAAAAGATTGTGTCTGAGCGGCATATATTTAGTTATGACTGTCAGTTTGTGCCCAGTCAAGCGCTATTTCACATCCGATTGGCATTTCGGAGTAGTACAATCCGCCGCGACAAAAGCGGCGGAGCACTTCCCAACGAATCGACCGGGAGTTCAGTCCTTGGTCGACTGAATGCGCCCGGTTGCAACGCTCTACGACCTCGACATAATAGGTCGAGGCTAGCGATGCCGCGAGACGTCTTTGGTCCAGCATCTGATTACGCAGCCGAACTGATCGTCGCCGTGCTCGTCCACCACTCCGACCCGAGGCTGTTACTCGTACTGTGCGCTCCAATTCGACCGCAGCGGCGATGGCGGCACGTAGACGGGACTCAATAGCCAGCTTACGTGCTGCGTGTAACTCCGCGTACTCACGCTGGAGGCGCCGATTGGAGAGCAGTCGAGTCAGATACACCCGACGTTGAATACGCCACCGCTCGAGATCTGCAATGTACGTCGTAGCGAGGTCGCCCCCTGGATAGTACGACTCTTCGACTCTCGCGATACCACCGGCCGGGAGCGTCACGAGAGTCGAATACCACGCAAGAAACCCGTTGCGTTTCGATTCGCGTGATAGCCCGCGCTGCGCGCCGCCGGACAATGTGAGGTGAACGGAGCCGAATCCCGAGCCGAAATACGAACAGCAGCGGCAACAGAGCGCCAATGTACAGCCCGGCCGAACGTGTAATGTGATTGCCATGATCTGTGTACTCCTGACACCCCAACCCCGGCCACTTGCGTGGTGCGAGGTTGGGGGCCGACCGATTCCGCGTCGTCCGTAGCTGCTGGATTCGCCCAACCTGCCTCGCTAGCTGCACTGTCGTGCCTGCCCGACCTTCCTGGATTCGCCCCGGTTGCTCGGCTAGGTGATTTGTTACTCGCATCCAAGCGAGGTCTCTTCTACTGGCGACGACCAGGTATTAGTTATGACCGAGCCGGGAGGAACTGTCAAGGAGAAGTTATGCTCTCGTGTTGATTATTGTTGCCGTGCGGTCGCGCAGGGGCGATTTCCCCCTGTCAGGCGGTCGCGCGGTGCCGATTTCGAAGCGCAGACGATCAACCCATATCCGGCCCGCAGACCGCATGGCGACATGGCCATATTGCCATATTCGGCCTCGGAGTTGGAAGAAACGTTATGCCGGCGTAACCGCCGATAACGCAAGGAGAATCCCGTAGGAATACCTATATATTAACAAACAAACTTGGTACCAGTAATGTATAGTCAAATAAATGATAGTTGAATATACATTTCAGGGATAGGTTTAAAGCGAATACAACTCTCCCCCGTAGGTTGCGACCTTGACGTATTGGCTTGCTTGTGCTAGGGTTTGGCATGCTCTATGATCTATTGAAGCTGCTACAGGTGCCGAGTTTCAATGCGGCTAGCTCGCTGCCTATATTTCAGCGTTACTTGAAACGCGAGCGCGAGCGCAAGCAGGTAAGGCCGGAAGCGATCGCCAACCTCGAAGCAGCGATCGACATACTGCAGACGCGCGCACAGGTGCCGCTTGTCTGATTGGGCGGCGCAATGGGTGCCACAGGTTCCTCTACTGTCGAAGCGTGAGTGGATAGCTGACAGAGACGCACAGTGGATAGCACTTGGTCCTGATGCACGTGCCGACATACGTGCAGGGCGCATGCCTGACTATCCAGATCGTCCACATGTGGGCAGGGCTTATACTGCATGGTGTCAGGCTTGCAATGCGATCGGTCCCCCAGACGGTAGTGCCCGCACACAACGTGCCGACTTGCGTGTAAAACGCAAGCGCATCATTGAAACACTGCCATTACACTTGCGCGACGCTAAGCCGGAAGCGTTGCACCTTGCCGGGCATCCACAAGCGGCAGAGGGATTGCTGGACGTAGAGTGGCGCTTGTCTCAAGTGCCGGCCGCGCCAGTTGGTCGTAAGGAAAACGAGCCCTGGCAGGAGTGCATCAATCCAGAACGTCTACGCAGGCGACTGCACCGCTACGAGCAACGCTTGCAAGCCGCTGGCGGGCGCTACTCCGCACCAGAAGGCGAGGCGCAGTGGAGCACAATAGAGCAAATGCGCGAGCGCGTACACCTGCTCGAATGGGAAGAGTATGACCAGCGCATGACAACGTGGACAATGGGCGCAACAGCGCAGGAGCTTGCACGACCTCGACCTCAAGCGAGCCGCACCAAAGCAGAACGCGCATTGCGCGCTGGACAGCGCCCGGGTAGGCGTCCAGGGAGCACAGCGATCGGGAGCACCAAACCAAAGCGCCCAAGTTGGCTCAAGGAGCAGGACGATCAGCAGTGGCGCGAGCAACGCGAGCAAGCGAGATGCACCATGCGTACGAAGCCTGTGCCTGAACACGATAGACACGAGCGCGCCATGCGGCGCAAGGAGACAACGCTGCTGCGTCGGCAGGCACGTAAGGCAGGGCACGCTCGCGCGCGCATCGAGGCGCAGGCCCTGAAAGTCACCGAGTGGATATGGGGCGAGGGGGTTGCCTGGGGCGTGGAGCTGCCGCTCGACGATGGGTGGATCTACTGCGATACTGAGCGCATCCCATACGCCCGCCAACGGGCAGCCGCTCTGAAGCTCTGCGCTGTGCCTGTTACGGGAGGCTGGTGCTTCCCGCCACGCGGCCTATCTGCAGGGGGTTGACAAAAGCGACAAAGCATAACAAATACAGGTTGCGCGCTCCGCCAGCGTGGTGCATAATTACTGAGTCGAAAGCAAACACCCCCGACAGGACAGACGAGCAAATACCATGACTACCTACACCGTAAAATGCCGAAACAACGCAGACGCTCGCAGGCTCGGAGCTGGCCAAATCAAGGCCTCGGGCGCAAGCAAGGTTGTTCACACCGGCGGTAAGAATGTGCGCATCGAATCAGTAGCAGCCGATACTACTCGCGTTTGGCTCGATGCCGCATTTGAGATCGACAGCTACGAGGTAGTGAGATGAAAGCGAAGTATGGGCCCAGGACAGCGCGCGTCGTGCGCGCTTGCCAAATCTAGCCGTTCCACATATCAGTTCAGCCCCGGCCACTTGCGTGGTGCGGAGTTGAGGTGTTAGGAGTACACAGATCATGACAATCAATACCAAGACGATCACATGCACACTCATATTCTCCTGCCTGCTCGCAGGGTGCATTCAGGCGGGTGAGGTGAATTATAGCACAGCAGCCCCCACAACAAGCGCCAGCGCCACAGCAGTACCCACAGCTCCGCCTGTGCGCCCGCACCGCCCAGCGCTCCTGCCCGACCCATGTTACTGCGGCGGGTTTTTCGAGGAACTACCCTCACCCACAGCCTTAGCTATCGGCACATGCGAGGGTTACCCAATGGTCGATGAGTCTGTGCGAGATCGCTGGACAGGCGGATGCAAACCGCTGTTTTGCATCCGCGAAGCGGATGCGCGGTGACCCCGGCCGAAGAACAGGCGGAGCAGGCCGCCAAGGTGAAGCTTGGCGGCGTGCGTCTGCGTGCATGGTGCCGCACGCGACAACAGCCCCTAGCCGTGGCTGAGCGGCTGGTCCGCAGTGCGCTGAAACAAATTCGTCTCGCACCCCTAAAGGTTTAGGGGGTAGTGCCGTTAGGTAAAACATGACACAGTTATTTTCTGCGAAAGCTCTGTTGGATGAATTGGCTCACTTCGGCCTCAGGGTCGCGCAGCAGAACGAGGCCGGATGGTGGTACAGGGCTTGGTGTGGCACCAAAATTTGGGTCTGCGAGGTGAAGTTATGCCCACGTTGATTAGATGTATCTTAGTGATTTTTCTGGTTTTCCGCTGCGGATTCTCTTCGGACGCAGCCGCGGCCGGAGGCACCGGCGGGAGGGGATCGACCGGCGGAACGAGAGCAACCGGAGGATCGGGAGGGCGCGGCGGAACGGGAGCAACCGGCGGCTTGAGAGGGCGAGCGTACATAGACGCACCCCAATTAAGTCTCAATCTGTCTATTGTGCATTTTTTGATAGTGTCCGGCGTCATTCTGTGGCTGCTTAAACCCCCAAGCCTTGCGCGCCCTTGAATGGCATGCTACCACGTGTAGGTGGCAATCAATCAATCGGAATCTGTTCCCTCTTATTACGAACTGCTGGTTAACGCCAACTTGCCCGCTGGTATCGTGACCACGCACGAGTACGCAGGCGTGAGCTTGCCAGCTCGTCGCGCGATTGTCGGCAGCATTGGCGCTGCCGGGGTCACTTTGACCAGACCTGCTGGGGGGACTGTGCTGGTATCACAAGCACAGTTACTTGCGATGGGCGGCGTAGTTGTGCGACAATTCGTCGCAATAACTAGTGCGAACAGCACTGACATATCAGTGGATTATTAGCCCTATGCCGGTTGATCCAAATCTGTTTGTTTCGTTGGCCTCGCGGTACACCGGCGGCATAAAAGCTCCAGATGGTCCAGAACAGGCCGGATTCATCGCTATTGTTGACAGCGCCGGAACAAATTTGGATTACAGGGCGCCAGCTCATGCTTCTACCCACGCGCCGGGGCAGGACGACGCGATCGCGACAGGGACAACATCCTCGACTGTCTGCATTGGTAATGACGCACGCATAACTGGAGCGCTACAAACTTCCGGCGGCACGATGAGCGGCACATTGAATTGCAACGCCCACGAATTGAAGCAATTTTGCTCTTATGCGCAGGCGGACATCACGCTATCGTCCGACGGTGCTACCGATTTGTATGACTTGGAAATCGGCGGTACGCCAAATCACACGTACAATGTTCGCGCGGGGTTTCGCGTCACGTTGCACAGGGCATCAGACAGCAGCAAGTCGGGTGACATCGACGTAGTGGTGACATACAACGTGACCTTTGATGGAGCTGGGGTGGGCGTGGTTGTACGTATGGGATCATTTTATCCCGACATGAGCAGCGTAGATGCATCGCTGGCTTCGTGCGTATTGTCGGACGTAGCGCTTGAGGGTGGGGTAGTACGTTTGCTTTTGAGCCGTCCCACAGGGGTGTCGATAAAAGCTCGCGTAAAAGCCTGGATCAACTTTGTCGAGGATGTTACATGACCGCGCTGGGACTTGCGATAGGAATGATGCCGGGGCGCGTGCGCCGCGGCTACGTCTACGTCGCGAACTCCGGCTCCGGCACAGTCTCCCGCATCTTGATCTCGAGCGGCGCAGTAGACGCTACGATCGCTGTCGGAACGAACCCCGTCAGCTGCTGCTGGGGTGGCGGGGCGCACGTCTACGTTGCGAACCACGGCTCCGGCACAGTCTCCCGCATCCTGATCTCGAGCGGCGCAGTAGACGCTACGATCACTGTTGGAACGAGCCCCTACGGCTGCTGCTGGGATGGCGGAGCGCACGTCTACGTCGCGAACTACGGCTCCCGCACAGTCTCCCGCATCCTGATCTCGAGCGGCGCAGTAGACGCTACGATCACTGTTGGAACGAACCCCTTCGGCTGCTGCTGGGATGGCGGAGCGCACGTCTACTTCGCGAACCTGGGCTCCGGCACAGTCTCCCGCATCCTGATCTCGAGCGGCGCAGTAGACGCTACGATCACTGTTGGAACGAACCCCTACGGCTGCTGCTGGGATGGCGGATCGCACGTCTACGTCGCGAACCTGGGCTCCGGCACAGTCTCCCGCATCCTGATCTCGAGCGGCGCAGTAGACGCTACGATCACTGTTGGAACGAGCCCCCACGGCTGCTGCTGGGGTGGCGGGGCGCACGTCTACGTTGCGAACGCCGGCTCCGGCACAGTCTCCCGCATCTTGATCTCGAGCGGCGCAGTAGACGCTACGATCACTGTTGGAACGGGCCCACATTTCCTACCGTGCCTGGCCTGGGGATGAAATGACCATGAAAAAATCCCTATCACCACTACTCACGACCGTCGCGCTATTCGTGACGGTACTAGCACCCTTTTCCACAATGCACCATTCGACGCGGTATTTTCCTCGACACGCGTCGGGGCTGACAGGGGTTGGAATTGGTGCGCAGCCTACCAGTTACTCAGTCGAGCTGCTGGGCAGCTCGGCCCCGTCCGCCGCTGGACTCGTAAATGCGGCAATATTAATTGGGCGAGGCTCGTACCTCGACCTGGAGTCGTAACATGCAGAATCTAATCAATCTCATCTCGAGTCATTGGCTCATAGCCTACGTTGTCGGCGCGTTTGCCGTCAGTTTGCTACTTGCGCGAAGGTCGCAAGTGGATGCGTGGTGCGAGGCGAATCCGCGCGTTGCCGGACTGCTCAAAATTCTGCGCGGGATCGGTCTCGACCCGTGGCTACCAATACAGGGGCTATCGCTGTTGATTTTTGGCAAACTACCGAGTGGTTACAAATTACTAATAGACACGTTTGTGAAACTGCTTGCGGGCGCGGTTGTGCTGCTGTGCTTCGGGTGCGGAACTGTCGTAGCCAAATCGCCGTGTCTCGGCCTGTACTGTCTCGAGGTCGAGGGCCTCGATGTCCCGATAGTCGGCGGCTCGCCAGCACTGTGTTGGGACACTCGGGAGCAAATGCTGGCCGCTAAATCGAGGCTCGAATCGCAGGGCAAGAGAGTCGCGGTCCGCAAATGAGTTTGCTTCCTCAGCTCCTCCCCTTGCTCGTAGCCCTAACTATGCTCGCCGGGGCATGCCGTCCACCGCCACCGGCGCCCCCGCATCCTGACGCAGGCACGGGCGGGGCCATGGCCACGGGCGGTTCGGCGTCTATCGGAGGTGACTCGGCAGGCGGGCGGCTAGGGGCATCTGGTGGGGCCCAGTCCGACGGCCTCGCGCGGTGCATCGCTGCCACGAAATCTGACCCGGGTCGAGCAGTGCAGGCGCGAGACTACGGGATCACGGTCACGGAGCTCGCTACGCTCCTGTGCTCCTATGCCGTCACCCGGCAGTGTTTCGCGAGCGGGGTGTGCCGATGACCGACAATTATCGACGACTCATCGCAGAGCGACCAGGCAATTCGCATCGTCTGGGGCGGCACGTCAATCACGATCCACGGAGTCGCTCGTTCGCGGTGCCGACTGCGGCCGTCCGAATTACTCCTATTTTTTGGATGCCTAACAGCAAAGACGCGCTCGACCAAGGAGACCTGGGTAGTTGCACTGGCAACGCTGCCGTCAAAGCAGTTTCCACGGCGCCGTTTGTGAACAATTTTGATGAGGCCGCGGCGGTCGATGTGTACTCGGCCGCGACCAGAGTCGACAATTTCTACGGCACGTATCCGCCCACCGACACCGGCAGCGACGGATCGAGCGCCATGCGCGTACTTAAAGAGCGCGGGCTAATCGCGTCGTATTGGTGGGGCTTTAACACGGACCAAATCCTAGTTGGTCTCATGAGCGGACCCGGATGCATCGGGATCGAGTGGCGAGAGGGCATGTTTGTTCCCGACGCTCGTGGACGAATCAAACCGACGGGAGAAATCGCTGGTGGACATGAGCTCATGTTTTGCGGATGGGATGCGGATAAACAGGAAATAATTGGGCAAAACTCGTGGGGTCCGGCGTGGGGAAAAACGATCAATGGTTGCGCTGGATGCTACCGAATACGGATTGACGACCTCGCTTCGCTCATGGTGACGGGCGGGGATTGCGTGTTTCCGAGAGCCTAGCCATGACACCCAACCAGCAACGCGTTGTAGACACCGTGCGTGAGTACGTCGGATGCTCGCTGCTTTATCGGCGCGACGAGTTAGCAGCTCTGATCTGTTTTCCTGGCGATGATCCAAGACAAGAAGTGCAGATCAAAACAAATTGCGCCATGTTTACCCTCGGTGTTTGGCGTGTGTGCGGCGTGCAGCATCCGCTGCTTAAGGGCAAGTACAAAAGCGGCATGGCCGTGGCCTGGGTGTTGCAAATTGCAAGCGATCTCGATGCGTTGCGCCATGCCAAGCCTGGAGACATTCTGCCCCCCGGGGCATCGCTACATTACGCGACCAAGGGCAAGAATAACGACCACGTGGAGTTCTGCCTATCCGCCCCGGACGCCCGCGGAAACATCCAGCACGCGGGCGGCGGGCGTACGAACAACGCTATTAGCGCGGGCGTGGGTTTTATAAATTGGAACTACGGACGGCCGCTGCAGCACTGGGTTGATCCTAGCATGCTGCTGAACAACAACCGGCACGACACAGATCCGACGGAGCTTGCACCATGACCGAAGAAGAAGTTACGCAAGTTGAATCGCCTTTAGGGCGTGTGCTGCAAGCTGCGCGCGATTGTAACTCGGTAGCAGCTGAGGGGAGAATGCTGAACGAGCAGCTTCGCGCAGCGCTTGACGCTGTGCTGGGTATTGTGGGGCGCCTTGACGGATTGGCAGACAACATAGCAGATCTCCGCAGGAATTGCCCGGCTTGCGCGCAGCGCGCCAGATTGAAAAGCACATGCCCGTGAACCACACGACACCCTGCACGGCAGTTGCCCGCGCCCTGCAGAATTCGGAGGAGGCGCTGGCCGTGGCTCTATGTGCTGAGCGCAATGTAGGCGGGCTCAAGTGGGGGCAGTGGGCAATTGGTGTGCTCGTTACGATTGTTGGGATTGTGTCGGCTCGAAACGGCGCAACAAAAGCCACGACGGCTGACGCTCGTATGCAATCGAGCGCAACCGCTGAGATTGTGGCAATGCGGGAACGGGATAGCACTCGTGAGATCGCCTTGGCGGCAGCGCAAGAGGGAGCGAGAATTGAGCACCGGCGGCAAGCGCAGTACGAACTAGACCACCCGGCTCCTATCGCCGAGCCGAAGGCGTTCAAGCGCGTAAAATAGTCTTGCGTGCTGGGGGCTTCGGTGCCACACTCAAGCAGGAGTTAAAAAGAATGTTCACTGTTGACCTTGACACTCTTCGCATTGACTGTGATCCGTACCCGGTGTGCGTGCGCTTGCGCCGCGACCCAATAGGGCGCAGCAGCCTGAATCCAACAGTCGAGCAGGTACTTTTGGCAAGCGAGGAACTGGCCGCAATTTGCGAGGCCTATAATGCTGACAGCACTGCGGCGGAGTGATCCCTGGGAGCAGCGCCTAGACGAGCCCGATATTTGCTACCGGCAATTTGTGGCTTGGCTGCAGCGGGTCCCGCGGAGTGCTCCAAATGACAACGCGCTCGCGGCCGCCTACGGTTGGTCCGAACGCGCGATCACACACGACAACGCGCATGCTCTGCCCAGCACACCGGGCGCATTGGTCGAACGCGGAATGACCGATCTGTTAAAGACGCTGGCGATTGAGGCGGGTAAACTGTTTGGAAAATCTTCGAGTGAAATCGACTCCGTGCTAACGCCTAAAGAGATCGGCAGCCTGTACGCTGTGATTGCAGGCTTGACGCAAAGGGAATTCAGTACAGCAGCCAAACTACCAGACTTGTCCGGATTGAACATCGATCAAATCAACGAGCTGATTAAGAACCTGCGGGGGCTGCATTGACCCCTCCAGCCCGAGCCGGCAGACGCGGTCCTTTATTTAGGTACTTCGGCTCCAAGTATCGCAGTTCTAAGTATTACCCACCGCCTAGATACCCGCTAATCATTGAGCCGTTCGCCGGCGGCGCTGGTTACTCGCTGCGGTATCGCGAGCACAATGTGTTGTTATGCGACTTGGACGCTGAAGTGATCGACCTTTGGAATTGGCTCATTGCTGCGGACCCGGCCGAAATAGCAGCCATGCCTGTGACAGGTCTCATCACAGGACAAGATGTGCGTACGCTAGGCTTGTCCGACGGCGCCGCGCAACTCATGCGCCGTTGGCAGCGCACAGGGCATTGCAGCTCCTGGACGGTTAGCAACATGACTACGGGTGAATCCGCTTGGTGCTTGGCGCACGGCATGGGGCAAGCGGGTGGCTATACCGGAATGTGGCACAGAAATGCACGTGCTTACCTGGCGAGCGCTGTGCAGGAGATCCGGCACTGGTCTGCGGTGTGCGGCTCGTATGAGACCCTGCCGCGTGTTGAGGCGACTTGGTTTATCGATCCGCCCTACCAACGCGTGAAGTCCAGCAGTTACAAGCACGGAATGAAAGGTATCAACTATTCTACGCTGGCCGCTTGGTGCCAATCGCTGCCGGGGCAGGTCATTGTCTGCGAGCAGCAGGGGGCAGACTGGTTGCCGTTCCGCGCTTCGCACGAAGTGTCGGGCATGCGAAAAATGCGCGGTGTGTCCGGGGCATGCTCGCAAGAGGTCGTGTGGTGCTCTGATGAGCGGGGGCAGGTTGAAGAAATGCCATTAACTGTTGATGAACTTTTTACTTTTCTCGCGGGCATGCGATATCGGCTGCTGCTCGAGCCGCCGCGCGAAGTGCTCGCCACAGGAGACATTTGCATTTGGGCTTCATTTGCGGCATTGCCGCCCGGCGCTGCGGCGCTCTTGTACGTTAGCGAAAGCGCAGACGCAACGTACATCTCCGTGGCTTCCGATGTATTTTTAGCGCTGAAAGAACTTGAAGACGTTGGTGGCGTGTGCTAGAAAGAGCCAAATGAACAACAACAAATTCACAGGTAAATTCAGAGGTCGGTACTTTTACAAAGGAGCTCTTTGGGGCGGACCGACCAATGCCGTCGGGCAAGGAGCGCGGAAAGCCGCGTTTATCCGCAAGCCGAGAGGTAAGTGTGACTTACGTGGTGGAAACTACTCCCCCTCGTGTGACTCGGAAGTGTGCTCCCGTGAAGGGGCGCTGGTGCTGCTTGAAGTCTCACCGCAGCGTTTCGCGTTAGCAACACGCAGCTCCTGCGCGGCAGTAGCGGGGGCAGCATGCTAGTCCCGTTCATTGACATTGAATCGACCGGCCTGAATGAGCACAAAGACTGGCTACTTGAAGTCGGCGTGGTCGTCGTAGACATGCCTTCCGGCGAGGAAATCGCGACGTTCGAAACGGGTATTTACTACCCGACGGATATGCTGGACGCTCAGCGCGTCCAGTGCGACTCGTACGTGCAAGGCATGCACGATCGCAGCGGCTTGTGGACAGCACTCAAGCAGCGCGAGAATACGATCGACCGCAAAGAGCTGGACGGATGGCTTCAGAAGATCGCGGAACTGTGGCTTCCGGACCCCCCGCTGCCTTCGCTGTCGAATTTCAATGCTCCGTTTGACTGGCGCTGGCTACACGTGTATGCGCCGGAATTTGTATCCAAGTGTCTGCATTATCGCGTGTTCGATTTATCAACCTTCCGCGCGTCGGTGGAAATGGTCTATCCGAAAGGCTTCGGCCCTTCCGCGGGCAAAGGCCTGCACCGAGCGGTAGAAGATGCACGTGAAGCCGTGACCTACTGGAAGTGGTATCGGCAGCACGTAATGACCCCATACGGGCGGGACGCGCAAGGACCGGGCGCATAGGTGCCGGCGGTAGACACCCTCGCGCTGTTGGCGCAGGCCGCGGGAATGAAAATAGATCGTGAGGGTTTGCACGGGTTTGCCGCAGTTTTTTGGAAGGACGCTGGCGAGGCCGAAGAATTTAAAGACAACTGGCACTTGTGGGCGCTCGCGAATGTGCTTGAGCAACACGCGCAATTCGCCATGGGCGACACTGTGATCAACGTTCCGCCGTCCACAGGCAAGACGCTGTGGACGCAAGTCTTTTGGCCTGCTTGGCTTTGGGGCACGTTGGACGCAGGCCGGAGGTTCATTTTCACGAGTTACGACAGGGATAAGATTCACCAAACGGCCAGGCAGTTCTTGCGGCTGGTTCGTTCCCCGTTATACCAGGCGATGTTTCCAAAGGTGCGGCTGAGCCGCACCAACACAGCGGAAGCTGAAATCGAAAATACCGAGGGCGGCGTGCGCCTCGCCTACCAAATGGGCGGCGGAGTTACGTCTAAGCACGCGCACCATGTGGTATGTGATGATCCGGACAAGGCCGGTGAGACCTCGCCAGATCAATTCACCAAGACGCTAGAATTGTGGCGGAAAACATTTAGCACAAGACGTGCGGACCCAACACGGCACACAAATATTCTTGTAATGCAGCGGTTGAATCATGACGACTTGGCCGGAGAAATGCTGCGGCCCCCGCATAATTACGAGCACGTTTGCTTCCCAATGCGTTATGTGCCCAACTGCCCATGGGATCACGGTTGCTCGCTAGGGCGATTGGACATACGTACCGAGCCGGGGGAACTCCTTTGGGCCGATCGCTACACGCCAGAAGCCTTAGCCAAGATTGAAATCGCGCTTGAAACGCTGCAGAATGTGTCTGCGCAAATGCAGCAAAACCCAGTTCCGGAAACCGGCTCGTATTTTGAAGACTCTTGGTTTCGAACTTGGGATGTTCTGCCGGCAGTGCGTGCGATGCACATTGTGCAGAGCTGGGACCTCGGCTTTAAGGGGCGGGGCGGTAAAGGCACCGCCGACAGTTGGGTACATGGCGCACTATGGGCGCAATGGGAAAAGCGCTACATGCTGCTTGACGAAGTCCACATACACGCCAATTACCCGGAAACCAAAAGGGCATTTGTTGCGGCGCAGGCGCGTAGTCTGTGGTCTGCTGCTGGGGAAATCCTAATAGAAGACAAAGCGAATGGTACGGCTTTGATAGCAGAGCTGCGTGAATTGCCGGATGTGCGGATATCAATCCGAGCAGTTGAGCCGCACGGCTCAAAAGAGGAGCGTGCCAAGCGCCACAGCGCCAAGGCGGAAGATGGCCGGTTGTGGCTGCCGCCTGCGCACGTCGCACCGTGGGTAGCCGAATTTCGGGCCGAGCTGGTGCGGTTTCCGAACCAAAAAGCGAACGATCGTGTGGACACAACCACACAAGCCCTTGACCGACTGGGGGTTGGTGGTGCATACTCAAAAGATCTGTGGCAGAAAATTCTGGAGAATATGTAGCATGCGCAAAATTCGGTTATGGGCATTGACCGCTTGGGTCTATCTCCGGGGCGGCCACTCTTACTTCGGCTTGTGCATGCGTGGTGACTGGGACCGGCCATGAGCGTACTCGAAGGCGCGAAGCTGATCCTAGACGGTTGGGTCAACACGCTGTCTGGATTGGGCACGTCAAGGGACCGACGCAGCAACACGCTGCTACAAGCAGCGCCGGAGCTGACGTATCAAACGCTTGATACGTTATACAATGAGAATTGGGTTGCTCGCCGAATCGTAGAGCTGCTCCCAGCGCAGGCCTTTCGCAAGGAGCCGACAGGCATCGATGAGAATGATTGGAAGACTTGGCACAAGCTGAACCAGCACGAACTGTACCCGCACGGTGTGTTTTTGCAGGGGCTGTTCGCCGGGCGCTGCTTTGGCGGCGCTGTCGTGGTGCCAGGATTCAAATACGGAAATCCAACAGACCCTGCACCTGAACCCGGGCCGCAATCGGCGATGTATTGGCTTGACGTTGTGCCGTGGCACATGCTCACTATCGATGCCCGCGAGACCGACGCCAATTCCCCACGGTACAAACTCCCTAAGATTTTGCGCATAGTTGGGCAGCATCCGCGCAGCGGGCTCGCTTTCCATATCGATCGCGCTGTGATTTGCGAGGGGGCCGCTCGTGCACAGCCGACCGTACAGGGAAACATAACCCCGTGGCAATCTGTGCTGCAGGCGGTAAACGAAACGCTAAGAGATTATGATGTCTCGTGGGGAAGCGTGAGCAACCTGCTGGATGAGGCATCCGTCGGAGTAATGAAACTCCAAGGTCTGTTCAAGATGCTGGCCGAGAAAGATCAGTCAGTCGCGCAAGCGCGCATGGCAACAATGGTCGCCAGCAAGAGCATGATTCGGACACTATTCCTCGACGCGGATGGCAATGAATCATTCGAGCGCACCGAGGTGTCGTTTGCCTCCTTGCCGCAACTTATGCAGCAGATCAATCTGCGCACTGCGGGCGGCGCTGGACTCCCCGCAACCAAGCTTTTTGGGCAGGAACCGGCAGGTATGAGTGCTACAGGCGAGAGCGACATCAGGCAATTCTACGACGATGTGGCTGAGTACCGTACACGCAACGCGGTAAAACTTGAACGTCTAATGTCTTGGGCGCTTGGCAAGCCTGTCGAATTGGATTGGCCGAGCCTGTGGGAGCAGACCGACAAAGAGCAAGCAGAGACGCGATTTTTGAACGCGCAGGCCGATAAGATTTGGGCGGTGGACATTGGCGCGCTCAACGCGCTGGACGTGGCCAAATCACGGGCGGCGGATGGGTCATTTGGCATTGAAGTAGACATCGCTGAAATCGAGAATGACATCAAAGAGCAGGCGCTAGAAGTTGAGCGCAAAGCAGCTGCTGCGAATGCGAATCCAAATGCGCCACAGCCGAACCCCCCAGCAGCGAAGCCTCCCGCACCGCCGCTCGCCGGGTGACCGGGCTCCGGCAGCGCGTACGGTCGCGCGCCGTGAGGTGCGCCGTCTCGCGCCTGTAGTCGTGCAAGCGCACGGGGCACCGCCCGGCGCTGTGCTCGCAATGCAAGAGGCGTACTTGATTGTGATGCGCGGCGTGCACGCGGAACTGATCGGCCGCTATGTGCAGGATTCTTCGGGCGTAAAAAGCAGCTGGATCAAGCGAGCAATGGCTTGGGTGCGGCGCGCGGTTGGCACAATCCAATCGAGCGTGGACGAGGATGCGAAGAAACTCCCATCAATCCCGCAGGCAAAAGTAGCGGGCGGTGCTGCCGCGGTCCGTGCATTTGAGACACGCAATGCGGGCCTAATCAAGACGATCGCAGCCGAGCACACGCAACGCGTAGCGGACGTCGTGCGGGAAGCCGGCGGGGCGCACGTCAAGGGGCTCGCCGCGAAGTTGCAATTGGAATTCGCGATTAGTGAAAGCAAAGCGAAATTTTGGGCTCGAGACCAAACGCTTAAGCTGCACGCAGACATTGTGCAAAGCAAACATCAGCAGCTGGGAATCACGCATTACGTGTGGCGGACGAGCCAAGACGGCACGGTGCGGCATGATCATAGCGAGCTGAACGGCAAGACGTTTGCTTATTCGGACCCACCTGTTGTCAACGCGAGCCGAGTCGCGAGGGGGGAAGCGCCGCGCAAGCGCAATCCAGGCAAAGATTACGAGTGCCGTTGTCATGCCGACCCTGTCCTCCCGACCGCGGGCGCTGTCGAGCAGCCCGCCCGGGCATTAGCGACAGCCGAGCAAGTACCGACCGCACCGACCACAAATTGGAGCGCTTTGCTGCAACCGCGGAAAGTAGCCCCTTTGCCGGAAGTACTTCCGGAATTCGCCGGCAGTCCGATCTTGCCAGAACCTTTTATTCCAGCGCGGGCCGTGCCAAATACGGCCGGAGCCGAGAAATCCGGAGCGGCTTTACGCGCCAAAGCTTCCGCCGCTGAGATTGAAGTAGTCGAAAGCATGCGCTATCGACTCAAGTCGAGCGCCGATCTTGCAGAGGCAAATGAGAAATATATGAGCAAGCAATTCAGTGGAAGCGATCCCCTAGTAGATGCAGAGGCCCAGCTAGGAGCAAAGACGTTTACAGCAAACGCCGATTTTAGTCTCATGCGACGCTACATGCGTGGTGAGACTCGCGTCAGCATGATCTCCGAACGCATTAAATACGGTATAGAAGCCACGAAAGCGCAAGTGGACGTTGACAGGTCAATCCGAGCAACGCATGAGTTAGAGCGCGCGTTCAATCAAGCGGAAGACTCGCCGATTAAAACCGTCTATCGTGGAATTGGAGGTTACACAGACGCAGCTCTGAACAAACTGCTTGGTAGTGAAACGTATTCGATGCGCGGAGCAGCATCTTCCACTAGTTCTGAATTCGACATCGGACTTGACTTTGCTCGCGCTGGAGCGAACAAACGCAAAGGTCACGGGGTCGTCTTTAAGTTTGAGCGCAAGTCCAAAGGACTGGGTGTTGCGGCTATTTCAGAATATGTGAGTGAGAAAGAAGTCATTGTGCACGGAAATACACAGTGGAAAATAACATCCAGAGAACGCTTGGCCGATTTCCAACCCGGGCAGGAAATGTGGTTGATCCGCGCGATAGAGGTGCTATAGGTATTCCATGCAACCAAAGCGCGGAACACTTTACGGACCAACGCACGGCACACTTGACGGGAAGCCAATCGAATTGGACGGCGAAGCATTCAAGGCTCTCGCTCTTGAGGTCCGGGCACGTATTGCTGTTGACTTCGGATACGGGCCTGTGCGCCCGTATCGGCAGTTTCTAGAGTCTTTTGACGAACAATCGTGAAACTCAACTCCAGACCCTGTGACCATACTTGACACCGCAAGAAAGGTGTGCTAGCGTCATGGTCTAGTGATTGTAGATTCTGGCGTCCTTGGAAAAATTAGACCGGCCCCCGGTGGCGGGCTAATTGTGCCGGCCCGTATCGGCCGAGCGGGCGTGCAGAATTACAAGCGTCCAGACGGCTCCACGGTGCGGGTATTCCGCCCCGCGGTTGAGGTGCAGAAGGCTGATTTTACCGGGGCGCCAATCACAGTCGGACATCCGATGGGTGGTGTATCGCCGGAGACGTGGACACAACACGCGCGCGGCACGGTGCGAGCGCAGGCTCCTGCTCTGACAGTAGTGGATGGGCAGCAGTGGTCAGAAGCTGAGTTGCAGGTGTCCACATCCGAAGTGCTTGATGGAGTCAAGACCGGAAAACTTGCGGAGTGTAGCTGCGCCTACGACTGTACTAAGGATTGGACGCCGGGAATTACCGATACGGGTGAAGCCTACGATGTGATATTTAGTAATTTAGTGCCGAATCATGTGGCACTTGGCGGCGCGGGCTTTGCGCGCGCTGGTAGAAATGCGCGAGTATTGATTTGTGACGGAGAGACGATGAAGGATGTATTTTCAGACACGACGCTGGTCGCCGACGCGGCCGACCTTGTTGCCCCGGCGCAGGATGTTAGTGCGCTGGCCAAGCTGATTGCCGATGGCAATGTCGAGGTAACCCGACTGACGGGTGAGCTCGAACAGGCCAACGCCAAGCTTGCTGCTGCAGACGCTGCGGCAACGGCGAGCAAAGCAGCCCTGCCCAAGCTGGTATCTGACGGCGTTGCTGTCGAGCTGGCCTTCAGGGCAAAGGTAACCCCCGTGCTACCAAAAGACTTCGTTTTTGACGGCAAAACGCACCGCGAGGTGTTGACCGTTATCGCAACCAAACTCGATCCCAAATTCGTTGTCACGGACGCGGTAACGGACACGTACCTCGAGGCATATGTGGACGCGGCTAGCAAGTACGCGGCTCCTGCTGCGCACGATTTCAATCAAGACGGAGCGTCTGTTGTGCCCGCAACCGACCCGGCAAAGCACATCGCCGACAGTACCAAGAACCTTTGGAAAGGCGAAGCGGCCAACACCGCCAGCCTGACCGATCAACTCGCAGCGGCCATTGCCAAGCTGGGGAGCAAATAATGCAAACGTTCGCAGAAACCGTTACGCCAAGACGCGGCACCCCCGCAGATATCGATTACGATACCGACTCGGTGTTGCTCGAGGCAGCCACGCCAGCTGGTGTGGTTGTTTCTCAGGGCACTGCTGTTGACGGCGCTGTCGTACCGGCTTCAGCCGCCGCTGTGATCGCTGCAATAGGTGTTGTGATTTACAATCCGCTGCAGCCCGCTCCTAGCGATGTTGCTACTACCAACGATTTCCCGGCCGGTACTGCCGCGTTTGTCATGACCGAAGGCGACATTTGGATGGTCTGCGAGGATGCGATCAACGCAGGTGCTCAGGTCTACTGTCGGTGGGCTGCTAACGGCGGCGGCAAAACGCAGCTCGGTGCGGTCCGATCTGATAACGACGGCGGTGGAGCTACGGTAGCCCTCTTGCCAAATTGCCGCGCAAAGAGCACATCTGCTGGTGCCGGCGTGGTCAAGCTTCGAATCAATTTGCCATTCGCGCCTAGCGTCTAGGATAACTAATGACCATTCTACTCCAAAAGCAACTCGACTATGTTGGTGCTCAACGCATCCAGCAATTCCGCCCGAGCAAGTTTCGACGCATTCTGCCGGTTGATGGCAGCGTCCCCGCTTGGGCAGACCGCGTGCAACACTCTGAGATTCGGATTTCCGGCGAGCACGACCCCAAGCTGATTCCAGCGTCGGGCCCTGTTGGCAAGCTGCCACGCAGCACGCTGTCCCGAGCGGACGCATTCATCAATATCTTGCACTTCGGGTACAGCTATGGGTACAGCATCTTTGATCTCGAGCGCGCCGCGCAAACCAAGATCAATCTGCCGGCCACGGAAGCTATAGCGAATCAAGGCATTGCCGAGCGGTTCCTTGATGCGGTTGCCGCTGGCGCCTTTACGGTGACCTACGGCCTGCCGGGCCTGCTCAATCAGACTGCCACGGCGGCCACACCAGGTGTTGCGACGACCACGGCTAGTCTGCTGACAGCCTGCGCAAAGGCCAGCGGCGGTACGACCTGGGTGGGCGCGACATTAACCGAGATCAAGCGCGACATCGACGCAAGTCTCTATCAGATCAACGTCAACACGCTCGAGGTGTACACTGCGAATCTGATCGCATTGCCGCCTGCTAGCATGCAGTACCTGACTACTACATTTAATGAGATCACCGAACACAGCTTGCTCCAGATTCTCATGTCCACATACCCGGGAGTCCGCTTCGAGTCTTGGCAGCGTTTGGCCACGGCCAACGCGGCCGGTACCGGCCCGCGTATGGTTACCATGGCGACCGGCGAAGAGGTCGCACGGATGATCATACCGCAAGAGTTGCGGGATGAGACCCCGATGCAAGTACCTCTTGCCGTCGAAATCCCGCAGTGGTTGTCCACAGCCGGCGTGCTCGTCGAGACTCCCACGGCCATTAACTACACGGATGGTATCTAATATGGGCCAAATCCCCTCTCCGATGAATCCCGGTGCTGGCGCAATTGCGAATCTCGCTAGCGCACTGACAACCGTTGAGACCAACTACACCGGCGGAGCCAACGAGCAAGCGAACCTCGGAGCTGGTTTGCTTCAAGCCGAAGGCGATATTAACGCACTGCAGACTGCGGCCGCGCTGATCGAATCCAATTACACGGGCGGCGACAACGAGCAGGCGACGGTTGGCGCGGCGTGCCTCGCGCTCGAAGCGCGCATCCACACGATGACCAAGGCGTTCAGCTTTACCGACGTTGCGGCACTCGGTGGTGTTGCCAGTGGCAGCATCGACTTCGCAGCCAACTTGCCAAACGGGGCAATCCCGGTCGGCGCGGGCATCAGTGTGACAGCAGTGTTCGACAACGTCGGCAATACTGCCAGCATGACATCTGCGATCGGAGTCAAGAGCGGCGACACGGACGGATACATGGTGGCAGGGTCGTGCGACGCGGTAGCCAAGATCGGCTCTCCCGGTGTGCTACTCGGCGGCTTGTGCGTCGGAACAGTAACCCCGAGCATCCTAGTTGATCCAGATGTTAACTGTGACACGATCACTAAAGGAACTGCTGTCGCATACGTGACGTATATCCTCGCCTTCTAAAGGAGCCGCGTGGATGCCGCTACTTTCATCGCGTTGTTTCCCGAGTTTGCTGCCGTAAATGACCAGCAGCCTGCGCTCGTGCCAGTAACACTGGCACAGGTCGAATTGAGGGTCTCGGACAGTTGGGAAGCAACGCGAGATGAGATAGTAGGCCTCGAGTGTGCCGCATCAATCGCAGCAGGGCCATTGGGGCGGGCCGCGCAGATGCAAGCGAAAGACGGATCAACCACGTACAGCAAGCGCCTTGAATCCCGTTACATTTCCCACGGGTGCGTTCACCCCAACCGAGTGATTTGATTCCAATGCCAAGCACCGTATCTGTTAAAGTCAACAAGCCGAAGTGGCCCGGGCGGGTCACGATTCGGGTTGGTTTGCTTGAGCCGGACGTGTCGCATCCCGGTACAGATCTTTCCGCCGGAGAGATTCTAGAGGCGCATGAGTTTGGTCTTGGGAATGTGCCGGAGCGCTCTGTCATTCGCGCCGGATTCGACGAGCTACACGAAGAGATCGAACAGATCGCATTGCAGCAAATGCAGCTTGACCCAGCACTGGGCGCTGAGCGTGTCGCAATGAAAGCGGCCGCAATGTTTCAGAATCGCATGACCGCAGGCCTGTCTCCAGACCTTGCTGAAAGCACAAAGAAGCGTAAAGAAGCGCGTGGCATTTCTGCACCTTACAAACCGCTCATTGAAACCGGTTTACTCAAGAGCTTGATCGTTGGCGATGCGAAGGTGGAAGCATGACCACGGTCGTGCAACTGCGCGCTGCAATCACGGCTGCGGTAGCACTTGCCGGATCCATTACGGCTAAGGCTGTTGTGTGGGACAAAGCCGGCCACGTGATTGCAGACCCCATTGTGCGGCTGAGCATTACCAGCGACATATCCGAGACGTCAGACCCGCGCACAGTGCGTGAGACCTCGCCGAGCGGAGACCTGACTATTGCGCTCAGCACGAGCCGCGTCGCTTCGATTCAACTTCGTACTGAGACCTCGGCGGCGGCCACCCCAACCGACGCACAGGTGCTGAGTGTCGGCATTGAATTAGGCCTGAGCTTGGCTTCAGTGACCGCGCTCCTGCAATCCGCCGGCGTCGCTCTTGTGCGCGTGCACCCGCACACGGACCTCTCATTCAGCAGCGGCGATTGTCTGATTTATGCGCGCACGTTCGACGCTGATTTTCGTTATGCATACGACCGAGCCGATCCGATCGCGCAGGGTATCATCGAGCACGTCAAAGTTTCTGGCGAACTCGCCAATCCGGATATTACGGTGCCATCTAGCACCATTGATAAGCCAGTGGAGTCCACATAATGTCAATAGCCGATACCGTTACCGTTACAATTTCAGTGCAAGATGTCGCGCCAGCAATTGCCGATTTCGGCACGCCGTTGATTCTGGCTTATCACACGCATTTCGTGGGGGTTCGAACCTATGAGGCGAGTCCTACTGGTTTGGCAGCAATGGTTACCGACGGCTTCACAACGCATGATCCGGCGTATTACAAAGCCGCCGCGATTTGCAGTCAGAGCCCGCATACCGACAAATTTAAGGTTGCAAATCGCCTAGCGGCGAATGTGCAGACGTTCAAAATTACTCCGAAGTGGTATATGGTTGGCAGAACTATTTCAGTAGACGTGACCGTCGGCGGGGTAACCACGGTCATTACTCGCACGCCAATCGGAGTGAGTCTGGCCGCTGAAGCCACAGCTTTGCAGGTGCTGCTTGACCCAATCAACGGTTTGACCGCAGTCGATTCAACCGGGTATGTTACATGCACAGCGACGGTGCCTGCGGTGCGGTGCTACCTGCGAAATATTGTGGGGCTGGATGTTGAGGACACTTCGGCGGACAACGGTATTGCTGCGGACATCGCTGCTGCCTCAGCTGCTGATAACGACTGGTTTGGCTTGCTGATCGATAGCGAGTCGCCCGCTGAAATCACGTTGGCTGCTGCTTTTGCTTTGACCAACGAAAAGATCTTTGGGGCAATCTCCGCGGACGCATCTAACTTTACTGCCGCGGACGGCATTGCACACGACATCAAAGCGCTGATCAACCACAACACGTACGTGATTGCTACTCGTGATACGCTTGGCTGCGCGGAGGCCGGCCTCATGGGTAGACAGTTCAGCCGCCGCCCGGGCAGCGACACGTGGGCGCACAAACAGATCTCGGGAGCAGTGGCGGACGGCCTGAGCGGTACAGAATTTTCCAACGCGAGAGCAAACGGAGCGATCACTTACGTCAATGACGGGGTCTCGCACACGTATGACGGTTTTGCTTGTAGTGGCCGGTACTTGGATATTGCGCGTGGAATCGCCTGGTTGCGGAGCAGCATCCGCATCGCGGTATTGATCGTGCTGGTCAACAATGAAAAGATTGCGTTCACAAATGCCGGTGCTGCGCTAATAGAAGCGGCTCTCGCTGGTGTGTTGTCGCAGGGCGAATCCTACGGGCTCATCGCTCCCGGGTGGACCACGAGCAGACCGGACGTCTCAACGGTAGCCACATCTGACAAGTTGTCCCGCACATTCCCGGACATGAAATTTTCGGGGGTGCTGCAAGGAGCAATCCAAAAAGTCATTATCGACGGAACGTTGACCGTCTAAGCAGGAGCTATTCAATGCCAAGTTTCAAAGTTTACGATTCGAGAGCTATTTCGCTCGTGCTTGTGGGCATCTCAATCACGGATGGCCTCGCCGATCCGTTCATCAAGATTGCCCCCAGGGGCGATGCGTACGAGGATGATATAGGCGTAGATGGAGAGGTGTGCCGATTCCCAACCAATGAGTGTCGCTATGACGTCGAAGTAACACTTAAGGGTTACTCGAGCCACAACCAGCAATTGGCGGATATCCTCGCTGTGGACCGCGTAAGCACTGGCGGTGCTGGCGTGGGCGTGTTTTTGCTTAAGGACGAGAACGGAGCAACGATTCACGCCGGCGATAAGTGCTGGTTGGTCGGGAGTGCCCCGCAAGAGTTCGGAAAAAACAAGCCGGATTGTACTTGGAAATTAACGGTCTTAATGAAGCCGTACGCCACAATCGTCGGCGGTAACTGATAGCGTCCCACACGGGGCAAGGACCAAACCATGTCGACAACCTATGACTTCAAGATAGCGGGAAGTAGCTTCCGCTTGAACGGCCTTAAATTGCGCGATGCCCTTGCGGCCGAAGCTATTATCGTGCAGGTATTTTTTCCTGTGGGCGCTGCATTCGCGGGCGGGGTTAACGCGGACGCGCTGCGCACAGCATTGACTGGCATCGGGGCACCGGTGCAGACGCTAGTCGATCTGTTTGCCCCCACATGCGAAGTAGACTGGCAAGGCAAGTGGGTGCCGCTTTCATCTTTTTTAGAACTCGTGTTCGAGCGTAAGACCACGAAACTGCTGGCTTGGTTGCTGCATTGCATCCAATGGCAGTACGCCGATTTTTTCGACGGGACTGGCCTGCCCCTGCTCACAGTGGCGGCGAGCCAATTTACTTCCCTGATTGGATTGACTGGCGCATCTGGCGGGTCGCAACCAGCGATAAAATAAAGGACGGGCTGCACACGATACTGAAACACTGGACAATCATCGATCTCTATGAAGCGCACACGGTTCTGAACGCTATTGAAGCGGCGGAAGCACGCGCTTCCAGGACACCGAATGTATAAGCGAGGCGATTGTGGCCCTTCGTGAGCTGTTTGCAAAATTCACTTTTGATTTCGATCAAGCCAAGATAGATCAAATCACGAAGGTAACGCAGGCCGCGGAACAAAAGGTCGCGGGGCTAGCTGCCGCATTCGCTCCTGCGGGGCAGGCGATTGGGGCCGTGACGACACCGCTCGCGCAGGTTGGCGCGCAGTTGAGTTTGTTCAGCACGGAAGCGACCGCGGCGTTTGGAGGCATGGCTTCCGGGTCGGTTGGTGCGGCCGATGCGTTGCGTGGGACCGCTGCTGCCGAAACCGAGCTCGGCGCCCGCGCCAGCGCGACTGAGGCCAACTTAAAACGCCTACACAGCGCTGAAACGAAAGTCGCTGTTGGCGCAGGAGGTATGAAAGTCGCGTTCGGGCAAGCGCTAGCTGCGTTCGGAGTTTTTGGCGGCGCGTTGGGGGCTGTGTTTGCTGGGCGCGCTATGAAGGAGTCTATCGAGAACGAGATCAAAATGGCCGCTGAATTTGATCCGTTGTCGCGTAAGACCGGCATGGGCGCGGAAGCGTTACAAGCGATGGGCGCGTACGCGCAGCACGCTGATGTTGATTTTAACATACTTACAACATCATTAACAGAGCTGACAAAGAATGTGGGCTTGTTCGCAGCCGGTGCACCAACCAGGCTTAGCGGAGTTTTTAAAGCATTGAAGATCGGCGTCAAAGACGTCAAGGGCATGGCGCCAGAAGACCTCTTCTGGAAGATCGGCAAGGGCATCGCCTCAATTGCGGACCCGACTCAAAAACTAGCTTTCGCGCAGCGCGTGTTTGGCGAGTCTGGCGCCCTCATGCTGGAAATGTTCCACGGCACCCCCGCGGAAATCGAGGCCAATAAAAAAGCGTACGAAGAATTGGGCGTGGTCTATTCAGAGACGTTCGTACAAAAAGCGGATGCCGCCGAAAAGAAAATGGAGCTGTTCAGCGTGCAGCTGCATAAGATCAAGGTCAATCTGATAACCGGATTGCTTCCCGCGATCACATGGGGTGCCGGCAAATTGATTAAATTCGGGGTGGCTGTCGCCAAAGTGAGTGAGCGCACGCGAATCTTTCAGGGGGCATTCATTTCCGGCGGTTGGATGCTATTCATGAAACTGCTGGGACGCATGGCGCTCGGCGGCGGCGGCGTTGCTGGCGCATTAAAGAAGATCTTCCCGTTTCTGATGCGCATGGCAAGGGTGCTCGCGCCGTGGCTCGCTTGGACGTTAATCCTCGACGATATCATGGTTTTCTTGCGCGGGGGCGACTCCGCGCTGGGGCGATTCCTTGAGACCATGTTTGGCGCCGGCACTGCGGCGGCAGTGCTGCAGACGATCGAGGAAGGGTGGGAGAGCATCAAAACGGCTATTGTTAACGCGGTGCAAACGGTCCGCGATTGGGTAGGCGGGCTTGACAGCGATGGCAAACGAATCGTTGCGATCTTGATCGGCGTTGGGCTTGCGGGAGCGGCCGGGTTGATGCCGCTATACAGAGCGTTGTTGCGCATTACAGTTGCATTTATTGCGGGCATTGTACGGGCCATCGGTTACGGGGCATCGCTGATCGCGACCGGTATTAGCGCAGGCATCGCCTCCGGCGGCATGTGGGCGTTCGCCGCTGCTGCTATAGCTGCCGGTGCAGCGGTAGCCGGTATCGCGCTCGCACTCGATCAAGCGGTCAAATTACTAACCGCGGTCGGCGGTTGGGAGGCATTGGGCAAAGGCGTCAAGAGTTTTCTTGCCGGTCGCGGATTTTTCACCGGCGTCGATGAGGCCGCAAACGAAAAGGCGCGAGCCTCGGCAAAGAAAAGGGGCGCTGCTGTACCGTTCAGCATGGTTCCAGCGGCGGCCGCAATCGGCGGTGTCCCGCCCATGCTTGCGCGCAATCCAGTCGTAGGGGGCGCCCTAACAATCAACGACAATCGCAGTGTCGAGATCACAGTGCCCGCAAACGCGAGCCCGGCGCAAACCGGCAGTGTCATAGCAGCAGCGGTGCAAAAGGCGCAGCCTGCGCCAAATTTGAAAGCAATCCAAGCGGCGCTCGCAGGAGCACCACATGGCTGAGCTATCCAAGCAACAAGATGGGCTGTACGACAATGGCTGACTGGATGACCTGGGACGGCGGCGCGTTGACCGCGGACGTTGTGACTGACATTTCCGCGGAGCATTCAGCCGAGGTCACCAAGCACCCGATTGAGGACGGATCTACAATAGCAGATCATGTCGCCGTCAACCCGCCCACAGTGTCCTTCGAATTCTCACAGTCCGTGCAGCCACTCAAAGACGCCGATCTGAAATGGCAAAGAACGCCAATCAAAGTCCGCGAAAGCCAATTTAGGCCGGAAGGGTTGCTCGCTCTGACCATGCTCGCCGGTGCCGCAGTCGGCGCGTTGACGAATGCAATCGGACTGACGTCGAGCAACGAACTCAAAACGTGGACGTTGACGGCCAAAGAAGACAAAGATCGAATCCACGAATTGCACGATGCCTTGATCGCGGTGTTGACCAAAGCCAAGAAAGTCGCCTTTGCCTATCAGGGTCTTGTGCTCTCCGACTACATCTTGACCGCTGTCAAGTACCACCGGGGTAACAAGGAAGGCGGACTGTGCCGATTTAACATCGAGGCTGAGCACATCGACGTGGTAAAAACAGCATCCAGCTCGCTCATCCCGGGTGCTGCGATGGGTGCCCTGAGCGGCGTGATACGTGCCTTGCCGTTAGTGCACAAAGGTGACCAGAACGTCGAGAAGAAGGAGAAAGAGGTAGTCGAGAAAAGCGTGTTTGCGAGCGCCTTAGACAGGGCGCGGGGAGGTTTGTGATGCTGCTCATACCAACAGTGTCGGACGGGTCTCTTTTTGAATACATTGAAACGGTCGCGCTTGACGGCACCGCATACGCGATCAAATTGTCTTGGAACGAGCAGCTTGATCACTGGGTACTGAGTCTAGCCGCCGCCAACGGCGACCCGATCGTCAACGGCAAAATGGTAATCAACGGCACCGACTTCCTGCGCGGTTGCACGGTTGCGGGGCGCCCGCCCGGCGCATTGCTCGCGGTACCATTGGACGGGGTCAACGAGCACGCAGGATTCACAGGGCTCGGGTCTCGGGTGGAGCTCTATTACCGAGAATTGGCAGAGGCAACATGACAACTCAATTCGACCGTGCGATTGCGCTGGACGTTGGCGATGGGTTTGCTGGATTTGCGATCAAGAGCACGAGCAACCTGCGCGTAACTTTCGAAGTCGAACGTGATGAAAAGTCCTGGCCGAACACGGCCGTGATCAAAGTCTACAACCTGAATCCCGATCACCGCGGGGCTCTTGCCGCGCTGCAAGGCGTGCCGTGCAGACTCCAAGCCGGCTACAGAGACGGCATGGGCACCGTGTTTGACGGCATGCTGCGCGACGCAATTAGCACGCACGAGCCTCCTGATTGGGTCACAGCATTGCAAGCCGGAGATGGCGAGCTGGACAAAAATGGCGAAACGATAGCGGGTAAGTCGGTCAGGAAAACGTGGAGTAAGGGCACGCCGATTTTTCAGATTCTGATTGATTTCGCCGCAGCTCTGAACGTGGACCTCGGCAATGTCCCAACCATGGGCGCTGCTGCGCGGCTTAGTACAGGGCCCGCATTGCTGGTATCTTTTGGCGTGGACGGACCGGCGCTAGATGAATTTATTTATTTCATGCGTTCCGCGCGGATGCCCTGGAGCATCCAAGGCGGCAAGTTGCAGGTGCGTCCAGCGCCAGAAATCCCCGCTTCCGTCGGCCCTCTGATCGCCAAAGAAACCGGCATGATTGGCATGATTGAAACGTCTACAGAGAAAGTGAAGCGTTTCAACAAAACAAAGACGATCAAGGTCTGCAAGGGTAAGACGCTGCTCAACGCCAATCTGATTCCTGGCCAAATGTGTTTGTTGAAAAGCAGCAACGTCACTGGAAACATTCAGCTAACCAAAGTCAAGCAAGTCGGCGATACCGGCGGGCAAGAATGGTATTCCGAATTCGAGGCAATTTACGGTGTCTGACGTATCCTGGCCCGAACTGTTGCACGGCGCTATTGCGCGTGCACTCGACGGCGTGCACACTTCGATTCCAGCTGTGGTCAAGTCCTACTTGCCGCTGCTGCAACAAATCGCTGTGGAGCCTGTAATCGAGGGCATGCCGTCCCTCGAGGATGTGCCCGTGCTGTGGCCGCGCGGTGGTGGTTACATGCTGCACTTGCCAATCGAAGCCGGTGACTGGGTGCTTCTCACATTCTGTGAGGCCGATTTTTCCCCGTGGCGTTTAAGCGGTGATGTGATGGCTCCTGCCATGCTCAAGCGTCATGGGCTTTTTGCTTATGCGATTCCCGGGGCAGCTCCTGACATTGCCCCCTTGCTGGTGCCCAGCCTGCTCAGCGGCGCCGCGCTCGGGGAGGACAGCCTAACCGGCACGGTAGTGCAAGTGGCGAGCGGCAAGTGCACTGTGGGCCTGCCGTTGGCCGTGCCACAGCTGCCGGTGGTGACGGCGCTAGAGCTGACTACATTGCTAGGACTACTTAAAACAGCGTTTAACGCGGCGCAAGCCGCATCGGTGTGTCCGCCGAACGGACCGGACGCTGCGTGGTCGGTCCTCAACGCGGCACTTTCAAGTTGGGGTAGCGCGGTCGGTAGCACCGTGCTAGGAGTCACGTCGTGACCGCAGGCTTCCAGATCCCGGGCGACCTTGCCATTTCGGCGGACGGGCGACATTTCCTGCTCTGGCAAGGAGCTGAAGAAATTGCCAATCGGATCAATGTTGGAATACAGACATTCTACGGCACCTGGATTTACGACAGGTCCAAAGGCGTCAAGTACATGCAGGGAATATTCGAAAAACCGCAATCGGCCGGGCTGGCTCTACTCCGGGCCGAAGTGTGGAGGGTTGTTGCCGAAACCGCCGGCGTGGGGGGCGTGGACAAAGTAACGCTTGCATTTGATCCGATTGAGAGGCAAGCTACTGTGGCTTGGCAGGCGCACACCGAAGGCGGAGAGCCATTAGCCAGTGAAGTGATAATACAATGAAGATTTACAAGAATCTCAAGAAATGCCCACACTGCGGCGAAAAGACGCATCACTATATACACGGCCGCGGCGAGACGCGGCTGGTTGATGTTTGGCCGGGCTCGCACCATAAGTTAATGTGTCCGCGATTTGTGTACGCGGACACCGAATTATATCTAGCGCTAGCGGCTCTGGCTGGGAAATGACAACGATCTATGGCCTAACAGATACCGGTTTCGTGCGCAAAACGTACGCCGATATTATCAGAGACATCGAAGCGTGGCAACGCGACAGAATTAGTAGTAAACTCGACCTTTCTGAGCGAACCGTGCTCGGCAACATCAATGCGATCGTCTCGGAGGAGCTCGCCCAAGCCTGGGAAACGCTTGAAGCGGCGGCTGGTGCGCTGGACCCTGATACCGCTGTTGAAATGCTGTTAATTGGACTGTGCAAGCTGACCGGGGTCGTACGTGCGGGAGCGACTGCGGGCAAAGTCGCGGGCGTGCAACTTACATTTGATCGCGCAACTGGACCCATCGCAATAGGAGCGTTGCTGCTATCCGTATCGGGAGCGGCCGCCAACCTGTGGAGCAACGACACCGAAATCACAGCGCCGGCCGACAGCGTGCAAACATGCGCATTTACCAGCGTTGGCACTGGCAGTACCTACGCCGCAGCCGCCGATACATTGACGACAATTACAACGCCTATTTTGGGATTGGTGGCCGCAAACAATCCGATCGAAGCGGAGCCTGGCACTGATGTGCAGTCGCTCGACAGCCTGCGCACCGCGCGAGAAGTTTCTCTCGCCGCAACCGGACGCGGCACTGTGTCCGCGATTGCCGCTGCCGTGCGCGCGGTCCCCGGCGTGATTGACGCGCGCGTGTTCGAAAACGACACCGCTGTCACGGTTGGAAGCCTTCCGCCGAATTCGATTCGCCCGGTCATTTGGGACGGATCTGGCTTGGCCGCAACCAACGCAGCATTAGCCGCTGCAATTTACGCAGCAAAAGGCGACGGGACTGCCACAAGCGGCGGAACCGCGCAAGGAACTCCGGACCCGTGGGGAGCGACGAAATACATGCATTTCGATCGAGCCACCGCCGTCAACGTTTACGTTTCCGTGACAGTAGTTGGGGGTACACCAGTCGCGGTCAAAGCGGCTCTGATTGCAGCCCACACTGAGACAATTGACAACGACGTGCTGTACGCGTCACTAGTTTCGGCGGCATTCCGCACGATTGGAGTGACTAACGTGACGACGTTGACGCTCGGCACAACGCCAGCTCCCGGCGGAACCGCCGACATTGCGATTACCTCTGATCAGGTCGGCTTGCTGGATGACAGCCGAATCGCGGTAACGATCACATGACAGCACTGCAGCACCTAGAGAGTCACAACGCAGGCATTTTGAAGCTGGTGCCCCCGCTGTGGGGCAAGCCAAGAATAGCGGCATGGTTGTTCGGCTATTTAGCCGAAGTCCAAGCGCTGGAAGATGCGATTTGGTCTTATGTGTCAGGCTTGGATGTTGATACCGCCGGTCGATTTGCGCTTGAAGGATTGGCCAAAATCGTTGGCGAGCCTCGGCGCCCAGCCAACACAGAAACGCTGCGCACATACGTGCAAGCGCGCATCGCGGTAAATCGCAGCGACGGAACGCCGGCTGCTCTGGCCGCGGTGCTGGCACTGTTAACGCACGGCGCAGTAGCAGTATTTTCTGGACTGCATGAAATTCGAGTGCTACAACTTACTTTGCCGAATCCCGCAGATGTTGACGCCGCTGTTGAATTATTGGATGATGCCGCAAAAGGCGGTGTGCGTGCTGTTTGGCTTACCAACGCGGGAGCCGGCGGCTGTGCGCGACCCGGCCACGGAGAAACACCGGACAACACGCGAAGGCGCGGGCTAGTACCAAGGAGCGACTATCATGGTTGACCGAATTTGGGCGAGCGATGAATTTTACGAGGATGGTACTACACCGACAAAGGTGGAGGTGTCGGCCGCTTTAGCCGCCAAGGGGCACCGCCCCGACGCAGCCAATTGCAGCGCACAAGAGGAGAATTGGCTGTTAAACGCACTCACTACGCGAATCGACGCGTTGCCTGTCATTAGTGTACACCTCGTTTCTGGCACGTGGACCAAACCGGAGAATGCTAAATTTATCGAGATTATCGTGGTTGGGTGGGGACGTCCCGGCGGTGGTACAACATACGGCGGCGGAGGCGGCGGCGGAGCGAGCGGTTGTATCCTTCAGCGACGTCTGCCAGCATCTCAGGTGCCGGCCACGTTAACTGTGACCATACCCACGACGTATTACGGCGGTAATACCTCGGTGATTGAAGCGCAATTCTACGTCGGCGAAGCATTTACTGGCACGGGTGCTGGTAATTCCACGACCGACGACGGCGGAGCCGGCGGAACGAACACAGCTGAAGGAGGACATGCGGGGGGCTATGGCGGCAGCGCGGGCGTGACCTATGGTGAGGATGGCAGTCCTGGCGCGCTGGGCTATTGCTCGCTACAATCGACCGGGGGCATAGGTGGCACATATCCGGCTACGCCGCATGGACAAGGAGGCTCGGGAGGAAAGGGATATGGTGGTGGAGGCGGCGGTCGCGGAGGATCTGGT